CGGCCGAACGTACTGCCACGGGTTTCAGCCAGCTCGATTGGGTCGCCTTCTTCGCCCACGTCCACATCCCAGCGGTCGATCTCATCGCCGTAGATGTAACGCGCCGACAGCTCGGCCAAGTTGGCGGCAGAACCCGCTGTGGTGACGTACAGCGAGCCGCCCTCAAACTCTTTGGTGTCCATTGTGTTGCGCGAGTCACGCGAACGATTGGCCGCCACGCGCTCGGACAAAACCGGCGTAGCCTTGATGGTCTTGCTGATACGCGACGACACCCGCTTGGCCAGGCTGAGGCTCGGCAGCAAGGTAAGGATATTTGACGGTACCATGTGAATCAGGCCGCCGATCCAGTTCAACGCGATCTGGGTTTTCATCAGCATGGCGATCATGTTGCCGCTGCCAGTGGCTTCGGGGGCTGCGCTGTGCAGATCCTCAGCCCAGAGCTTGAGCATGCTGTCGATGTGCTTAATCAAAGCAAGGCTCCTCGATTTTCTGCACCTGCAAGGTCGAGTGGCCGCCCCAGTTGTCAGGCTTTTTGTACGCCCAAGGGCGCTGTCCGCTTTTCGCAAGAGCAGGCAGACGCACACGACGCCATCCTAGACGGTGCATGATCGCGCCGACGCGCATTTGTTCAGGTTTGCCCCAATGACCGAAGTCGAGTTTGAGTGCGCTGGCCAATACTTCGCTGCCGCTGGTGGTTTCGCCGATCTGCGATTCTTCCAACCAAGTCAGAATCGGACCTTCCCACTCATCCACCACAAAGCGCTCGTCTTGGGCTTCCGAGAACATCGCGGTTTCGTCGCGGTTGACCCACCAGATCTCGCCTGCCTCGTAGCAAAACATCGCCTCAGCCCAGAGCTGGTCGCGGATCTCGCGTAATTGCTCCAGATCGACCTTGGTACACGCCACCGGCCAATAACGGCGGTTACCGGTTGCGTCTTTGAGGTATTCGTCTTGGTTGGTCGTACCCACGAAAACACACTGGCGTGGCACGTCATTTGTTCTGCGGCCGTAGCTCTCGCGGTAGGTATCAGTAGATGCCGAGAAGAACTGTTTAGCCTTGGTGCTTTCTGCCTTGTTGAAGCTATCCAGCTCACCCAACTCGATGATCCATTTGCCCCGGATCGCCTGAAAGCCGTCCTTGTCGCCCAAGGCAAACGGCGTATCCATAAACCAGTCACCTCCAAGGATGCTCATAGCGGTGGACTTACCTTCGCCCTGCCCGCCTTCAAGGATCATCACCGAGTCAGCCTTGCAGCCTGGGCGCATGACCCGAGCAACCGCCGAGATCATCCAACGCTTGCCGACTTTGGCGCTATAACCGCTTTGGGTCACGCCCATCACCTTGTTAAGCCACGTATCGAGGCGCGGCACGCGATCCCACTCAAGCGTGTTCAGGTAATTGCGCACTGGGTGAAAAGAGTTGTCGTGGGCCACAACACTGACCGCCTCGATCACGCTGGAGGCTTTGACCCGCAGGTTGTATTGCTGAGCCAGCCACTTCATCACGCGAATATCATCAATATCACCCCAGTCCCCAGTACCGCCACCGTAAGGAGGCGTGCGCAATTTGACGATCTTGGAGCTGAACGCACTGAAACTGATAACACCTGCCCAGCGCTCATCGTTGCCCAAGATCAATTCGACGTTTTGCATGTGTGCGATCAATGAGCCGTTTTCAGTACGGGCTAATTGGTCTTTCCAGCCACCGGCAGCAGGCGGTCTGACCACCGACAACACCTGGCGGCGAACAGCGTCTAAACCTTCGGCACAATGTAGGTCGTTGAAGTCGGTCCACTTGATTTCTCGCTCGGCGCAGAAGACTGGCGTAACCACTTGGCCGCCGACGATAAGCGCAGCATTGGTGGCCTTTTCCTCGCCCGGACTCCAAGGATCACCGTTGGGGCGTTTGGTCTTCCAGTCGTCGTCACGACAAATTATCAGCGGGCAGCCTGCGAATCGCTCGCGCATGAGCTTGGAGACGGGCAACAGGTTACCGGCGTCAAAAGCAATGGCCACCGTCAGCGAGGTGGCCATATGCAGGCTTACGCCCGTGGCATAACCCTCACACACCAGAACGGGTTCACCCGGCTCAGGATGCGGGCCAATCAGGTGGAAAGCGCCCTCTTTGGACATGCCATAAGGCCAATAAGATTTATCGCGACCGGTGTCTGGTTGTTTCTCTGGGTAGATAACCTGTAGCCCAACGATCTGATCCCGAGCGTTACTCATCGGCACCAATAGAGCGCCGGAGCGTGGCGCGTAACGGACGCCTATACCGATAATTTGCTTGCGATCCAAATAGGCGCTACGACCTTTTTCAGGCATGCGCTTAAACAGGCTTGAAGCACGGTTGGCGGCACGGCGAGAGGCGTTAGCAGCAATCTCGGCGGCGCGGCGTTTACCTTCCTCTTGGCGAGCGCGCATCAAATCGCGCTCCTCCTGGCTCATGCGCCCGGCCTTGACCTTAATCTTGTTGCTGTCACCCGAACGCCAATCACCGAAACTGCCAAAAATTAGCGTCTCGTTCTTCTCAGTACGATGCTCGTGGATAACGTACCAGCCGTTTTTCTCCTTGCCCTTGTCCTGCGCGGTCTTGCAGCGGGTCAGCTTGCCGAACGTCAGTGGTTGCGAAGGCTCAAGGCCGTGGTCAGCGAATTGACCGAGAACGTCATCGAGCATAACGAGTACCTACTTGTTCATTCAGTTGTTGGCAGGCTGCACAGCGCGTGCAACCGGTGACCGCTAGACGGCGGGCCAAAGGAATGGCCGAGCCGCAATCCACACACAATTCCAAAGAGGCAAATACCGGCTGCGCTTTGCGCGCGGCCAGAGCTAGATCAATGCGCTCTTGCACGAGGTCATTAGCAAAATCTGCGATATCAGCCACGTTCAGTCCCCCGCGTGGTGGAGTTGACGTAGCACGCGCGGTTGTACAGGCCCAACAGCCCTTGAATACCGCGGAACACTTGCAGGCGAATTTCGGCCAGCTCTCTGTCGCAGACAACGCCGTCGCCAATACTTTTAGCCCATGCATCGGCCAAGTCGGCCACTTGCCGGAAGTACATCGCGATACCTGTGGTCAGCGTTTCGGGCATATCAGCGGTATAGGACTCAGCCAACTCCTGCCAAATCGTGTCGCCCACCAACGCATGCACCGCATCAAGAATGCGGCGGTCTTTGGTCAGCTCCAGAATCTCGGCGAACTCTTGAACATTCACCGTGTGGCTTGGATGGGTCGGTGACAGCTTGTGCTGCAGCGTGGTGGAGTTGCGGCCAGTGGTCGCCGCGATGGCAGCAGCGCCACCCGGATAGTCACGGGCGGCGTGGTACAGCGCCAAATCGAGCGGCAAAATTTCGCGCTGCGCTCGCTGGGTGCAACTAAGAGCAATACGGCTCATGGCATTAATCCTTGAATGTTGCCAGTGCCGCGCGGCGTGTTGTGGTGGTACATTTGCCGCGTGGCTTGTAAGGGCCCAAAAAGCCGGTCTAGATTCTTAAGATCAAAACCGGCACCGTGCCGAGGCAAGCGATCCGTCGCTCACCTCTGGCGCAACAGCTGCCAGATCTGTGGTGGAGAAGGCAGCAACCCAAAGCTTCCGAGCCTTGGAAAGCGCGGTAAAGGGAGGGGGAATTGCATGTGGTGTGCCCGCCTACCTTTATCGCGACCCGGCGACACTGTGGTGGTGTGTGCCGGGAGGAACTGGGCGGCCTATTGGTCGCCTTTTTTCTTTCTAAACTATGCAGCTGCCTTATGAGGCGAGGATGCTTCTAGCAACCATGCAGCCTCAAACGAGTGGCCGTTTTTCTGCGCAGCTATTGCCAGTAACTCGGCATAACGGGTTTCACCGGTGTAATCAGTCCGGGGCAAACACGCTGCCAGACGCCATTTATTCAGCGCTTGGTAGCTACGCTCACACACCTTGGCTGCGGCACCGATGCCACCTACAGCTTCAAACGCGAACGCAATAGCATTCGGAAAATCCGTGGGGTTCAGCATGGCAAGCTCCACTTATCAACTCGCGGTTGATATTAAACATCAACTGACAATTGCGCAAGCTCTGTGAGAGTCTCAACCTATGGTTGATAAAGAAGATTTACGCGCAGAGTTCAGCTCGCGCCTACATGAAGCACTCGACGACGCCGGCATCCGTAGCCGCGGTCGCGGAGTAGACATTCACAAACGCCTGAAAACTGTGGGCGTACACAAAACCACGCAGGCTATTAGCAAATGGCTGAACGGCGAGGCTATGGCTGAAGCTGACAGCATGATTGCTCTGTGTGACTGGCTGAAAGTGCGCCGTGAATGGCTTGAATACGGGGTTCTGCCTAAAGAGCAGACCGCTGAGAGCTTTAATCAGCAGCTCCGGGTGGGCGACGAGAGCAATGTCAGCGGCATGGTTGAGCGCTTTGGCAAGGTTCCGCTTATATCGTGGGTACAGGCCGGCGCATGGTGTGAATCCATTTGTAATTTTGAACCCTACGATGCAGACGCATGGATCTCTTGCCCTGTGCCGATCAGCCAAAGTGGTTATGCGCTTAAGGTGCTGGGTGACTCCATGACCAATCCGGGGCCAGGTAGAAGCTATCCAACCGGCTGCATCATCTTTGTTGATCCTGAAACGCAAGCCAATACCGGTGATCGAGTTGTCGCACGAGTGCCACGAACCAATGAAGTGACTTTTAAGGTGCTGGATTCGGATGCAGGAAGGGTGTATTTGCGGCCAATAAATCCGCAATATCCAATCATTGATATTACGGAAGAGACGCACATTTGTGGGAAGGTAGTTGGGTCGTTTATTCCTGAGTAACTAACGTCTGAGGGTGATAGATATTTCATTATCCCATGTAAGAAATTCACTAGTGCTCGAAGACACTTCTCCAATTGAGACATTGAATCCTTTTCCAGCCACATGCTTGCCAAAATTCAAAATATACTCTTCATCTTCTTGAAAGCTACCTAACTCCATAATCTGAAGCCCTAGTTTTGTGAACGGATATATCTGAAAATCAAGAGAGGCATTAACATCCGAGCTTCTTATAACTATACATTTCGAGTGAGACTCTAGAACTCTCAGCCAGTTCGAATCTCCATCTTCCAAACCCGAAGCACTAAACATTATGCTTTGAGAGTCAACACCGGAAACAATCCCTAAGTCCTGCAACTCCATAAGCTCTTTAAAGCTGATTAAACCTTGATTCCTTGCCTCTTGCCAGATAAATCCTTGAATTTTCAGCCTTGAAGCCTTCTCTATAAGTTTAGCTTCGGATTGAGATATATTTCTTAAGAAATCCAAAGTCCTTAGTGAATAGCTCCCCGGACTCTTAACCTCCCCGGCTAGAAGGCTACCCCACATCTGCTGTAACTCCTCAGTTGATATATTACGAGCGTAATCTCTCCAACGATATATCCAGTCTTCTTCCACTTTATCTTCGGGAGTTGGGCTAGAATCATTTGAAAGCATCTCCTCAGCAATAATTATTGATTTAGATACGTTTATTTCTTGCCGTATAGCATCGCTAATTACCGAAGCACTAGCGACTTCTTCAATAAAGCGTATATTAAGTGTAGGCTCAATTCGATCAACACTTTCTGACAGACAACCTGAGCTATTGGAAAAATTTAATTTAACAGAATAGTCTGAAAGATTTTTTCGCCCGCTCCTTATCTCTTCTGCTTCTCTTTCAGTTTGCACATTCGATAATATTCTTGCTCTTTCTAACTCAAGACTAGCCAGACCTTCTCTTCTCATTTGCCCCGGCTTTAGTAAATTCCCTATACATTTCTCTGCTAGTGTTTCCCACAATCGAGCTAACAATTTCTCACCCGGTAACGAAGCCACACTCCACCCCATAATTGCTACAAGATACGATCATGTTGGATGACCAGGCCGAAGACCAATGGCCTTTTACCACTACAATTTATCGCTTCCGAGCAGCAAGAACAAAATATCAACCAATGGTTGACTTAATTTGTCAGCAGGTTGATATTTGTCTCACTCTCCCACCACAGAGCGAGGCAACACCATGCACACCACAGCAACCCTGCACGTTCACCCAGCGTGCGCCAGTAACCCTCGACTGATCGAGAAGCTGCAAGCCACCACCGGCTGCTTGGTCATCCTCCACAACCATAAGCCCCGGCTGGTCCAGCACATCAACCGCCCTGCCCCGTACGAACCAAACAACGGAGGGCATGCGGCATGAACCGGTTCTATTTGGCTGATAAAACCCTTCGCCTCTTGGCTGCTCAGGTCAATTTAAATGGCACGTTTCGTCACATATGCAGTTTCAAAAATACCAACCTTCCGTTGATTTTCGTGCTGGAGGTTGAGCGCGCTTCTTCGGGTACGCTTTTTACCATTGTCATTGGCGACGAGAAGCACAGCCTTACGGTGTGCGATCCCGACCAAGATACGCGCTGGGTACTCGCTGACTTTATTGAGTCCATCGCCAATGGCCGGATAGACACTGCCGAGCCACCAACACCGCGTGTCATTGCTGAATCTGTCGACTGCGGTCAGCTACTTGACCCCAATCAACAAGCGCAACTCCGCCAGTTGGTGCGCAAAGGCGGCTCATTGAAACTCGATGTCGGACTAGATGAGGCCATCGACCTGGCTGTTCATCGTGCGCTGAGCGGTGAAGGCATCACTGCAATTCTGTCCACCGGCGACAACTGCCCGCGCACTCAGTGCTTTACGACTTACGGCGACGATCAGCACAGCTTTAATAGGCTAGTGCAATCGCTTGATCACTTAGCCATGTCGTTAGCTCATACCGCGCTCGCAGCCTAGGGGGTGTTATGGAACGCACTCTCGCCAAGGCTGCCACCTGCTTAGGCACAACCCGGCCCAAGTTGATCAAGTTGATGCGCGAAAAAGGGCTGCTCAATGAGCGCAACCTGCCCGCCTTTCCAGTTCGGGATCGCGAGTATCTGCGGATTAAAGACAGCAATTGGTACCACGCCGAACTCGGCATGCAGTACAGCCAATCAACACGGGTACGTCAGCCCGGTATTGCTTGGCTGGCCGAGCAGTTGGGGCTTGCCCTTCCACCAATCCCGGCTGACCACCGTGACGTGGCCTAGGGAATACGCTCGGCAGATCGTAGCCATGCCGACACGCGAGGAGCGCAACGCTGCGCTCCTTGAAGTGCCGGAACATTTGCGCGAACTGACCAAGCGCCACTGCCTGAATGCCTGGAACCATCCAGCTCGCCGTCAAACAAAATCGAGCAAACCCGATCATGAGCAATGACCACCAAACCCCATTGCGGTTACTGCCAGCACCGGATCCGGCCACCATCGAACTGCTTTACCGCAACTTCGGTGATGTGCTGATCCCCCTCGACAAGCTGCGCGTGCAGTACTTCCGCCATCTAAACGAGCAGTCGTTTGCAGCGGAAATATTGAGCGGCCGTATTCAATTGCCCGTAACCATGCTGCATAGCAGCCGTAAAGCGCCAAAGTTCGCGCATATCCGTCACGTCGCCGCGCTAATCGACATCCGCGCTTACAAGGCAGACGAGGAACTCACTCGGCCGGCCAGCGATACAACGGATTAAAGGAGCCCACGTATGACACTGCCTCAGATCGGCGCATTGATCATCCTAATCCTCAGCACGGCCCTGCTTTATTGGATCGGCTATCGCCACGGCCTAACAGATGGTCAGAAGCATCAACCCACTACCAGCACTCGGAGAAAAGCGGCATGAAGCATTCACTGACCAACCGCATGCCCCTGCCCGCTTTGCTTCGCAACGGCAATGGGATCGACGCGCTTGTAAAAAACAGTCTCTGCTGCGCAGCAGCAGGCATTACTAAAGCTCTTCGCGCCACTGCCAGGGTGCTTATACCCCACAAAAAGCTGCGCGAGGCAGCCCACCTTTATGCCCCGCTAAACGCTAAGAATCGCCCGCTCGCGCAGCTTGTGGTGGGGTACAAGCACCAACAAAGCGCAAATGAAGGAGGTGATCATGCGTAAAGAGCTGATCAAGATTAGCGAGTACCAACGTCGCCGCTGGGGCGAAAACGGAACACCGCTCTGCTCTCAAGCGATCCGTAATTACATCCGCAACGGAAAGCTACCGGGTGAGCAGATAGGCTCGCTCTGGTATGTAGACTGGAACGCACTGAACATAGCCGACGGCAACGACCTGGTCGCTATGGTGTTGAAAGGAGTTGCCTGATGGCTCCACGGCCACGCAATAGTGCGGACAAGCATCTGCCGCAGAACCTGTACTTTGATCCACGGCGCTCGACCTACCGCTACCGTCGCCCCAGCGACGGTAAGTGGTTTCAATTCGGCACCGATCGGATCAGGGCAATAGATGCCGC